GCTTCACCGACAAGGTGACGGTCCCCTGCGGTGCCACGGCCCAGCCGTTCGGCACCGTCGTGGCCGAGGTTGCCGCCACGGGCATCTCCGTACTGCCGATCGGCTCCAACGCCGTTAAGGGCATTGCCCTGAAGGACGATGCCATCGCCTCCGACGGCTATGTGCAGTACCGGCCCATGACCGTGGTTCGCCGCGGCCGGGTCTGGGCACTGGCTTCCGGCGCCTGCACCAAGGAGGCGGTCGCGAAGTACGATCCGGCCACGGGGATCTTCGCCGACGCCGGCACGGCCACCCTGGCCACCGCCAAGTTCCTGAGCGGGAACATCACCGTGCCGGGCTTCGGCCCCGGCGGCACCTCCGTCCAGATCGTGCTGGTCGAGCTGCACGACCCGTCCGTTGACGCCTGAGAGGACCTGAACCCATGAGCACCCCTGATCAGGTCCCCGCGCGCTTCGACGCCGCGGAATGGACCAACTATGACGAGGCCGACCGGATCGCGATTGAGGCGATCCTGCCGGACCTCCGCACCGACGAGGCTTCGGCCATCGCGGCTCGCCAGCTCGACTACGTGAAAGCCCGCGCCTACACGCGTCAGCTTCCGGCGATGACGGGCGATCTGCTCATCCCGACCGAGAGCGATGTGCCGGAGGGCGCGAATAGCGTCGTCTACCGGCTCTACGACGCGGTCGGCGTGGCCAAGATCATCGGCAACTACGCCGACGATCTGCCCCGCGTGGACGTGCGTGGGCGGGAGATGTCCGCCCGTATCCGCTCCCTCGGCGACAGCTATGGCTACAGCCAGCAGGATCTGCGGGCCTCGGCCATGTCCGGCACCAACCTTCCGGCCCGCAAGGGTGAGGTGGCCCGCCTGGCGATCGCCCGGAAGGAGAACTCGATCAAGTTCGTGGGCGATACCGCCTATGGGATCTACGGGATCCTGAACCACCCGAACGTGCCCGTCGTGACCGCCCTGACCGGTGGCTGGGCGACTGGCACTGTGACCGGCCAGCAGATCGTGGACGACGTCCTCGCCCTGCTGAACGCCATCGTCACGCAGTCCAGCGGCATCCACCGCGCGACCGTGGTCGGCATCGACAACATCCGCATGGCTTACCTCAACACCCGCCGGATGGGCACGACCACCGAGCAGACGGCCGGCCAGTTCCTCCGCAGCCTCTACCCGGGCCTGACCTTCGTCGAGGTGCCGGAGTTCGCGGGCGCTGGGACGGCGGGCGCCAATGTCATGTGGGCGGCCGAGCGTGACGCGGCCAACTACCACTACGAGGCGGTCATGCCCTTCCGGCAGTACGCCCCGCAGGCGCGCAACCTCGAGCTCGTGGTGCCCTGCGAGGCCCGGACCGGCGGCGTGGTCGTCGAGCAGGTGCTGAGCATGGCCAAGATGGAGGGCATCTGATCATGGCCAAGTTTGTGAACACGGGCGAAGGCGAGTTCGCCCGCGTCATCCATGTCGGCGGCGTCATGCTGGTGCCGGGCGTGGAGACCGAACTCCCGGACGACACCGCGGAGAAGGTGAAGGGCTTCCAGCCCCTGCTGGACAGCGGCGTCGTCAAGCCGGCCGGCCAGAAGGCTGAGCCGGCCAAGGCCCCCGCGAAGAAGGACTGACCATGACGGCCGCCGAGCACCTCGCCATGGCGTATCCCGCGCTCGTGGCGGGTGCGGAGCAGCCGGTTCTGACCTGGGCGCTCTCTGTCGCCCAGGGCTACCGTCCCCGCTGCCTGTCCGAGGAACGGCAGAACCTCGCCCAGGCCTACTATGCGGCGTACCTGCTGGCCCAGCGCGCTCAGGAGCAGGCCACCGGTGGCAGTGAGGCCGGCGCCGTGACGCGCTGGAAGGAAGGCGATGTTGAGGTCACCTATGGCGAGGGTGCCTCCCGCGCCGACGGTGCGCCGTCCGGTCCCTATGCGGCCTGGAAGGCCATGAGCGACATCTGCGCCCGTGGCGCACTCATCACCCGGTTCGGCTGAGATCATGCCCCGCGACGTTGTCCTGACCGACCGTGGCTGGAACCGCATCCGCGGCCAGATGCGCGAGTTGAGCCGCAGCAGCGTGAAGGTCGGCCTCCGCGCTGGCCCGGCCAATGACGGCGTGCAGATCGTGGATTATGCCGCCATGAACGAGTTCGGCACGGAGACGATCCCGGCCCGCCCCTTCATGCGGCACACGGCCGACACCCAGGAGAACAACGCCCGCGCCTATGTGCGGCGCCTGGTGCCTGCCCTGCTGGAGGGGCGCATGGCCGTGGACAACGTGCTTGAGGCGGTCGGGCTTTGGTATCAGGCCCGGTTGCGGGCCACGATCCGGGCCGCGGCCTCCTGGGCCAAGCCGAATGCTCCGGCCACCATCGCGCTCAAGGGCTCCAGCGTGCCCCTGGTCGATGACGGCATGCTCATCGGGGCCATTGACTACGAGAAGATCCGGCGGTGAGCCCCTTCCGCAAGCCGACCCCGGTGGTGCGCCGCCGGGCGGGCGAGTACGTCCGCGGCGTCTGGGAGCCCTCCGCTGAGCCACTACCGGAGACGGTCCTCCTGGGCATCCAGCCTGCCACATCAGGCGACTACGAGCGCCTGGAGGCCAACCCCGAGGGACGGCGTATTGCGGGCCTGCTCCGCGCCTACGGCCCCGTCGAGAACCCGCTGACCGTGGCAGGCGAAGACACCAACCTGCCGGGCGACCTGGTGCTCCACGAGGACCGCTACTGGCTGGTGATTGGCCGGCACGTTCGGAAGATCCTCGGCAGCCCGGTCAGCCACACCCGCTACCTGCTGGCGCGTGAGATCGAAGCTGAGGAAGGGGAGGTCGTCAGTTGATCCCCGCTCTCATGGACTTCCTGATCCCGATCGCCATGCCCCGGATGATCATCTGGGCAGACCAGAATGGCCCCCGGCCCGAGAAGCCATACTTCACGATCAAGGTCCGCGGCACTGGCTCGGCCCGGCTTGTCGAGACCCCGCCCGACGAGAACGGCATCGCGGCCTTCCGCGAACACCGCCTCATCCGCTGCGAGGTGGCCTGCTATGGCAGGGACGCGATCGCCCTGACCCAAACCCTGTCGGTTCGAATGCGCCTGCCCTCGCAGACGCTCCGGGCCGTGGAATGCGGGATCTCGCTGGCCTCCCTCGATGAGGTCCGGGACCTCACAGCCCTCCTGAACACCAGCCAGCGCGAGGAACGCGCCCTCCTGGAGTTCACTGGTTACGCGCTCGTCGAAGTCACCGACAACGTCGGGCTCATCGAACATGTCGTCCTCGAATGCCCGGTCGGGGGCGATACCGGCCACCAACACGTCCTTTCCATGCCCGACGCGGCCACGCCGCCACCCTCACCGTAACGGAGCAGCCCCGTGGCCCAGATCGACCGCATCGTAAACGTCCAGATCAGCTTGGCCACCACAGGTGTCCAGCAGCAGACTTTCTCCGATCTCCTCCTCCTGGTCCCCTACGGCGTGACCAACGACCCGCGGGTCCAGATCATCACGCGAGCCGACGACCTGCTGGAGGCGCCCTTCAGCGGGATCACCACCACCAGCGACGCCTACAAGGCCGCGCAGGTGGCCTTCAGCCAGATCCCGGGCCCGTCCCGCGTCTTTATCGGACGACGCAACACCGCCGAGGCTGCCGACGTGGCACTCGCCGCCATTCGTGCCGCGAATGACGACTGGTATGGCGTCGCGGAGGTCACGCACACCGAGGCCGATCTCGCCACCATCGCCCCATGGGCCGAGGCGAACGAGAAGCTGTTCCTGGCCGTTATCACGGACGCGGACGCGCCGACCTCGGCTACTGATGACGCTGGCTCGACGCTCAAGACCGGCAACTTCTATCGCACCGCCTGGTGGTACCATGCGGACGGCGACCAGTTCCCCGAGGTGGCGGCTGCGGCGCGCAACTTCACCATCCTGCCGGGCGGCGAGACCTGGGCGCTGAAGCGGCTCTCCGCTGTCTCCGCACCGGCACTGACCGAGGCGCAGGCCGCCTTCATCTTCGGCAAGAATGGCAACACCTTCGAGCCGTTCGAGCGCACCAACGCCATCACCCAGAACGGCAAGGTGGCCGGCGGCGAGTGGATCGACATCATTCGCTTCCGCGATTGGCTGTGTCAGGAGATCCGGGACCGGGTCTTCGTCGCCATGGTGAACCTCGACAAGGTCCCCTACACCGACGCCGGCATTGCCATCGTCAGCCAGGCCATGCGCGCGGCGCTGGATCTGGGCGTCCGTCGCGGCGGCATCGCTCCGCCCATGGTTGACGCCGACATCCCGAACCGCATCATCCCGAGCTACACGGTCTCGGTCCCGGCCCGATCGCAGGTGTCCTCCATCGACGTGGCGGCCCGCGTGCTGCGCGACGTGCGGTTCACCGCCCGACTGGCGGGGGCAATCCACGCCGTCGAGATCCGCGGCTCGCTCACCTACGACAACATCGGCTGAGGGCCCTGAGAGATGGCATCTTCCGTCCACACCTATGCCTCCGAGCGGGTGCTTCTGATTGTTGGAGGCATTCCGCTGACGGGCACCGCCGAAGACACCTTCGTCGAGATCGCCCCTGCCGCAGACCGTGTGACCGCCGCGGTCG